ATTTAGTTTTATGTGCCAATCTGCACTAAACATTGATTTCAATGCTTTCTCCTTATGAAGATAAAAAAGCCCTCGTATTTCAGAGGGCTTTTATTTTTGAACTACTTATAAATCTTTAACTGCTTCTTTCTCAGAAACTTTAGCCGCACTTGCCTCTTCTTCATCAGCATCAGCACCTGTAGTAATACGGTCTAATAATGCTTTAACTTCTGCAGGTGTAGAACGTGGATATAGTTCATCAATATCCTTAGCCGCCTTAACAGCTTCACGTTCTTCATCAGTAAGTTTACGAGCTTTACAACGAAGAACACTTAATGTATATTCAACATTAAATGGAAGAGGACCTGTCTTAGCACGTTTAAATACAATATCCCAACCCTTTTCTAGGTCAGTAGGGTCGCCCAAATCTTCAGCTGCACTTAAGATTTGTTCAAATAATTTTTTCTTTAGATTAAGAACTTTAACCTTACCATCTGTAGGGTCGATACAATTAATTGAATAAGCCCAAGAACATTTAACTTCTGGGAAGTACTGTGGAACATGGTCTGTTTCTGTATTTGTGAATTTTTCTTTTTCACGGTCAAATGATAAACATTCAACTGGAATATCTTTATTATTCGTACCTTTTACCCAGTAAACATAACGAGGTAAAACACCGCCAATTAAGCGAACTGTATTTTCACCATCTTTATATACAAAAGAGTCTACTGCGTTACGAACTGCCTTACCATTTGTAGAACCGAAAGCTAATGCCATTTGTTAATTCCTTTATTCATATTTGAATTTAATTTGTTGTTGTTTTATATCTAGTAGTGGGTTATTTTTTATTTTCTCAACCTGTAAATCGGGAAAGAACGATAAATCTAATGTAGCTACTTTATATTCTTTATAGAGGTTTAAATCTCTTTTTCCTGCTAGAATTATATATTGTGCCTTATAAACATCTAAGGAACTATCATTAAATAACTCTTTCTCATTTATTAAAAAGCTAGTACCACCGAATAGAGAATACTTTGGTAAATAATAACCATTTAGTTTTTTATTTCTATATAAGTAATATCTTTCTAACTCTTTAACTAGGGTAGTGCTGTTACCATTTGCTGCTAATTGAAGCTGGGCTAGATTGAAAAATAGCATTTAGTCCTTGCTTTATCTATGTTTATTTTTTCATTTTAAGATACTATTATACGCTAAAATAGCACGAGTGTCAATACTAAATTTTGCAACCTTTAAACGAACTATTTTTTTCGATGCCCTAAGAATACTTAACTTCCCAACCCTTATTTATGTATAAAGCTAATCTTGCATTGTTTTGTTTTTTATCAGAATATCCAGAAAACTGTAAATCTACTACTATAGGGTCTTTCTTTCCATCATGCATACGCATTACCCTACCCACTAATTGTTCTAGTAAACTATCATTATTAATTGGTACTGGTAATATTAAACAACTAAGTGCATTTACTGATATACCCTCAGCGAATATTTGACGACTTCCACAAATACAATCAGCATCTCCACTATTAATAGCAGATTTAGCAAATTCTCTATCATCAGTATCTGAACTACCTGTTACTAATAAAGAATTATACTCAAATAGTAACTTATTTACATTTTCTAAGAATTCAGTTCTATCTGCTACTACTAATACTTTATAACCTGCTCTTATTTTACTAGCCGCTATACCAGCTACTAGTAATTGATAATCTTCATCATATAATAAAGCGTTTATCTTTTGAACCCAAGGTACTCCAAGTTTCAAAGGAATTCCAGTTTTAATAATATGTATGGTTGGTTCCATAGTATTACTTTTAGCTGGTTTATATATTGTAAAACCAAAATAGTCTGCAAATAGTATATGTTTTTTATCTTTACGAATTAAAGTACCACTTAATCCTATCCTGTATCTAGCGTGCATATTATCTATAATATTACTAAAAGTATTTGCACTTACATGATGACATTCATCTAATATAACAGTACCGAACATTTTACTAAGTTCCAATACATTTTTAGTTATTGTTTGTACATTTCCTACTACTATAATACTATCGGTATCCATATTACCACCACCAATAATACCAGGTTCTATTCCATATAATTCTCTAATTTCCTCAATCCATTGGTCACGAAGTGCGGTGGTATGAGTTATTACTAATGTTTTCTGCCCTAGTTTTTTAGCAAGATGTAGAGCAGTAAATGTCTTACCCCAACCTACCAATGCATTTATCATACAACTATCTTCTACTTGGTCGAAAATTTCTTGTTGTTCTGGAAATAATTGGTGCTTTGGCGCAGGAAAATCTACTGGTACTAAAGTTCTATTATCTACTAATTCGTAACCCTCTGGTATTAAATCAAATCTACCTTGTGGTATAGACATAATACTATCCGTTACATTTTTATAGTTTCTAATTAATTCTATATTTGATGCAAATTTACTTGTAAAATCTTTTTCTATCTTATAACTTAGTGTATTTATTATCTTTGCTTTTAATTCTGGGTTAACTCTTAAGTATATTCTATTAGATACTGTAGCTTTCATATTTTCCTTTTGCTGTCTTTGGGCTTATCTTTGTATATACCATATAGAATATTAGACTTACTATTTAATGCTAAAATTCCTGCATACTTAAATTCAGGGGTAACTTTATACATTGTTTTAAATCGTTGCTCTAATCCTTCCAATACTAATATAGAACCGCCTGTTGGAATAGCATATACCTCTTTAATTTTTATAAAGAGTAAATCTACAAACTTACTTTTCTTATATTGAAAAGGTCTACCCCTACTATCAATAAACCAGATACTATTTTTAGCTAATTTAATTAAATCTGCTAAAAAGAATATTGATACTCTTAGTTTATGTAGAGGGGCTTTATCTTTTAATAATGACAATCTACGTACAGCTAATGTTTCTCCTAGTACATTTTTATCATCAACTATAGTAGTTATCTCTTTTCCATCTTTTTCATATTTATTTATAAAAAATACCACACCATCCATTTCAAATGGTTTATGGTGTGATAGTTTATATACTGGAAAAGCTATGTCTGATAGTTCCATTTATTTACTCTCAATACGATGAAGCATACCCTCTGATAGAGTATATCGTTTATCAAATTTACCAAAAGAATAATCATCTCCAATCTCTTGGTCTACACCAATTGGAGTTCCAGGTATTGAACAACCCCTATCTTTTTGTGTATTTCGTTTTAAGATTTCGCAATATTGTTCTACTTGTTCCTCTTTAACTAAGGCAACTATGGAGTCATGTACCAACATAAATATTTTAGCATCTAGTCCTTTTAGTCTACACTCTTTTTGAGTATCAATAGCACCTAGTAAATTCATATCTGAAGCTAATGATTGTACTTCAGCATTAATACCTGAACGTACTTCATGTGCTGCTATGCCTTTATCTGGTGAGAATACATTCATAAGTCTGCGCTTTCTACCAAAGAAAGAATATGTATATCCATTAGCTTCAATAAAATCTTTTCTATCTGCAAGCCATTTCTTAACACCTTTAAAAGTATTAAAGTAATCTTTAATAACTTCTCGGGCATCATTGATGGACATATTACCACCTTCTTTATTTACAGACTCAGAAACCTTAGCAGGTCCAGAACCATATAGAATACCAAAGGTAACAGCCTTAGCTGCTTGTCTATCTAATCCATGTAACTTTTTAACATCATCAACATCACAATCTAATTTAAATACCATTTTAGCAACACTAGAGTGTAAATCTCCACCACCACTAAATACTTTCTGCATAGCTACATCTTTCGCCAATACCGCTGCATAGTATACTTCAGCTGTAGCCAAATCTTGTGATACAATCTTATATCCTTCTGGGGCTTTAATGCAGCCTTTAATAATGGGGTCATCTCGGGGGATTTGCTGTGCATTGAATTTACCACTAGAACTTAGTCTTCCTGATGTTGTAAATGTAAGATTAAAATTAGTTCTAATACGACCATCTTTATCTAGTTCTGGTAGTATCTTACTAATATATGATGATTTTATTTTACCTAACTGTCTTACTTTAAGAATAGCTGCAGGTAATGGGTGAATTTCACTTAATTCTTCTAATACTTCTGCATCTGTTGAAAGAGCACCAGTCTTAGTAAGTTTACCAGTAGAACTTAGATTACAATAATCAAATAATAGACTACGTAATTGAGGTACACTATTAGGATTGAATATTTTCTTAGTAATACCTTCAAAGCGTTTGACTTCTTCAAAGTTATATACTTCTTCTTTAGCTTCAGTAATCCACTTATCAAGATAGCCTTCAGCAGCCATCAATCTATCCTTATCCATTGGAATACCTTCTTCTTCCATATGTGTAAGAAAGATAATTCCTGGCATAAGTATATTATCATATACCCAACCTAGCTTAGCATGGTTTTTAATAATTGGTCTAAATTTATTATGTAATTCTAGTGTTACTGCTGTATCAATAGCGGCATACTTACATATAATATCAAAAGGTATTAAATCATAAGTAAAGTCAGCCTCTAGTATTCCTTTATCTTTACAGTATTGTTTTTTAAATGTATCTAGTTCAGAGTCATAGTCACCATAAGTAGTATGTTTAAGTGCTAAACCTTTAAGACCGTGAGAGCCTTCAGTTTCATCTAAAACATAATGTTCTACCATAGTATCATCTAATTTATCATCATGAAATGTTAATCCAAAATGATAGTTAAGCATTTTATAGTCAAACTTTAGATTATGCATAATAATATTATATTTATCTATAATTTTTTGTATTACATTTATATGTTCTTCTGTTAAAATATCAGAGTCAAGATATCTACCATGTTTTTCTTTATAAGAAATAGAAATACCTAATACATGACCATCTCTAGGATATAGTGCAGTTGTTTCAGTATCGAAAGCCACGCTTTCTACATCAGAGTTTAATACTTCTAATAGGAATTCCATGGCTTCTTCTTCAGATTGAATACCTTTGAAGTCGCCTGTAATTGCTGCATTTGTTACTGAACCATTAATGTATGAAGTAATACGCTTAACTGTAGCTTCAAACTCTGGTTTTCCTTCTGGTTTAAAAATAAGCATAGCAGGATTACTAATAGCTAAGAATTTATCTTCTACTAATATGCCTGCAAAATTTGTTACCGAAGTAATTTTAGCATAATGTTTAGCGGCTTCAGAACCTACTAAGATTACAAAGTCATATGGTGTTAAATCTACTTCTAAATCAATATCTTTTTTTAATAATTTTGGTATAGCTACTGAACTCATATGAAATAAATCAAAATCAAATTCAAAGTAGTTCTGATACTTATTCTTACTTGGAGCTTTATCAATAATTGCTATCTTAGGCATTAACATATTCCTTTATCATATTTACATCCTCTTGCGAGAAGTCACCTGGGTCTAACCCATCTTCTACTTTTAGGATTTCTACTGTGAACTCTAGTTCTTCAATTATAGGTTTTATTTTTTCTGCGGCCTCTCTACCAGCATCATCGCCATCAAAGAGGATATATACTTTTTCTGTTCCTTGCATTTTATAAGGATATAACTTAGCTTTAGCATTACTCATAAGTGTATTAGTACCAAGAGTAGCAACTACATTAGTT